GATAAAAGGCGTTCCGTTGTTCAGTGAACTCCTTCGGTGTTTTGCAAAGCATGAGCCCGCCGATCTGAATGCTGTCCGGAAAGCGGCCCGCGCCGGTCTCCGCAACATACGTCTCTGGGTGATCACTTGCCTTGACGGGCTCCCAGCCCTCTTGAAGTTTCATGGAAACATTGCGAGGATCAGCGTTCCCGAGGGTACTGACCCGAATCCAACGCATGGCGTATCCAGGCTCCTCATTCACATGAGGAAGCACATCAGGAATCATCCACTGCTTCGGCCTTTCAGCCTTTGCTCGGGTGTCCAATTCACGGGGATTGCGTTCAGCCATTTTGTTTCCTCATTTCTTCAGCAACCGCACGGGCGTACTGCTCATTTGTCAGTCCGAGCCGCTTGGCGATTTGAACTTGTGATTGCGTCAACACGATCTTTCTAGGCGCTGTGCTTCGCGTGGCAGGAGCTACAACGGACTTTTTGACCGGCTTCTCAGAGGGGAACGCATCTGGAAAAAGCTGCCGTACACGGGAATTGATCTTCTCGTAATACTCGTCGCTGGCTGTGCTAACACCACTCTCCACAAGTTTTCGATGAACCGTCAGGGCAACAGCCGTCATCTCGTCGTCCGAACCAAACCACGGATTGGAATCTCTCCACGCAAGTGCTTTGGCTTCGACTTGAGGCTCTGCCCGTGGAGCGGGTTGTACCACAGGTTCTTCAGGTTTTGCAACAGGGGGTCTAAAGCTATTGACCCGCTCCGCCTTATTGACCGCCTTGGCAAGCTCTTCCTGGGCGGCGACGATGCCGTCAGTATCAAACGCCTCATGCGCCTCTTTGAGCTTCGTCTTGGCCGAGGCCACCTCGTTGGCAACCACCTTCTTGGCCTGCTCAAGCAGTGCTTGCTGGCCTTGGCCGAGACTACCCTGTAGGCGTTTGTTCTCCTCGACAAGGTTCTGAGCAAGGCGCAGGGCTTCTTCCCGCTCACGCAGCGCGGACTCCTTGGCTCGGCGCTCCTCGTGATACCCCTTGGAGAAGTGCTGGATGCGCTTCTTCACCCCTTCGGAGTACTGAGCAAGCTCATCGTCCGTGACCTCCGCAGGAGCTTCCTTCATCGGGGCGCGGTTGCGGTCGGGTTCAGGCGTGTCGTCAACGACCTCGATCTCGGTTTCGCCTTCACCTTCAACTTCGATCTGAAGTTCTTCGGGCTTTTCCTTTTCGTCAGGGAACCGAAACCGTTCCTCGTGTTCGAATTCCGTCATGTTCTACTCCTTATGCCCGCTTCAGGCCACGGGGATCTTGCACGACCGCTTCAACGCTATCGTCGTTGATGATGCGGAACTCTTGGCCGTGGATCTTCAGCCGCGTACCAGAATTGGGACGAACCAGCACAAAGTCGCCCACCTTGCAGGACGGACCACTAGGAAACCGAAGCGGGTCTTTGTAGCAGTCTGGTCCCATCTTGGCGACATACAGAACTGGACTCATCACCTCTTCAAAGTGCATGGTCTGCCCCGCTTTGACCAGCCCGCTTTCGTACTCTTCCTCCGCTTTGGGCAGAACGCAGAGCAAGTGGTAGGTCACAGGATCAGGCACTTGTCGGGCCTTTTCCTCATCGGTTTGCGGCAACACGGTGGTGTTTTGGCCGTCGCTCAGGAGTAGTTCACTCATCGTCGTTTTCCATCTTTCGCACAAGGTCGGTTATGAAAGCATGAGCGCGTGAAAGACCCTGGATTTCACCCGTCATGTATTTGTACTCGGCAAAATCTTTTGCCGCACCTGAGATAAGAGCCTGCGCAATATCATCGCGGCGCTCTTCAATTTCTTTGATAACTACGTCGAATGCGGTTGCCATTTACTGCCTCGGTGCTTTGGGTTGAGATGCCTTCATAGCCTGTTGTTGCATCTTGGCCTGTTGCTGCTGCGCTTGATGGTTGAGTTTTTGGCGATGCACTTGTTCCTTCTGTTGAAGTTCCTGCTGCGCCTTCATGGCCTTCAGACGGGGATCTTCGCCTTGACCCTTTTGGGCTTCCAGTGCAAGACGTTGCTGCTCAAGTTGCAGCTTTTGCTGCGCGATTTGGAAGTCCATCTGGTCGTTCTGCGCCTTGCGCTTCAATTCTTCGGCCTTCAACTGCAACTCGGCTTGAGCCATCTGGAGTGCAGGATCTTGAGCCTGTTGCTGGGCTTGCTGTTGTTGTGCCTTCTGCGTGTTACTCTGCAACAACTGCTGTGCCGCCTGGGCGACCAAACGCGACAACTGAACCTCGGTCTGTTCATCAAGCTCCTGATCCGGCGCGGTCATCGGAACGCCAAGCTGCTCCTCGATCTGCTGTCTGTAAGCGAACGCCATGTGCTCCGCGATGTGCGCCATTACGGCACCCATCATCTGCTGCGCCATCGGGCTCTGCCCCATCATCTGCATAACGGTCGGGTCTTGCACCAGCGACATGTGCGTAGCGATGTGCGCCTGATGGTCTTGGTAGATAAACGCCTTGGTGGGTTTGCCAGTCAAGAAGCTCATGTTTTCTGACACGGGATCACGCGGCTTCTGGTCGTCCTCCACAGGGACCAGCTTCTCTGCGTTCTTGATACCCAGCACCTCAAGCATCTGACGATGCAACTGAGGCAGGTCGTAGATCTGCGGGGCACCTTGGGCCAGTTGCAATGCTGCTTGGTACTGCATGATCCGCTGCGCCATCGTCGCCGCGTTGGGATCACTGACAGGGATGATCTCCACCTGATCGTAGTCAGACTGCTTGGCCTTGCGGTTGCCGCCCTCAGGCGTGTAGGCGTAGTCGGACGGTGTGAAGTCCCGGATCACTGCCTTGAGCAGCTTGAACTCCATCTTCAGGCTGTCGTGTACACGCGCCTGGACAGCGCCCATCGTCTTGAGTTGACGCTCAAGGATCGCCAGCGTGGTTCCCACCGGGGCCTGGGCGCTCATGTCGCTGACCTTCAGATCTGCGATAGCTGCAAGGCGTCGGCCTTCTTCCGTGATGCGCTCCAACAGACCCGCCAGCACTTGGCTCGGCTCCTTGTACGGCAGTGGCATGATGTTGTCACGCACACTTCCCGAAGGAATGTCTACATCCCTGAACTCGCCAGGAGCAATCGGAGTGTCATCGCCCTTGATCCGAAGCCCTCTGGACTTCAAGCCACCCGGTAAATTTGACAGGGTGCCCGCGTCAACCAACTGCCGAATGATGCTCGTGCCCGCTCTTGCGTAGCCACCGACCAGACTGATCAGCCCGATACCGTAGGGGCCGAAGCCGGGGATGTACGTGTACTGTGAGAAGTGCTGGCGCTTGCGCTTCTTCTCGTCGTCTTCGTTCCAGTTACGGCGGATCGCCATAACTTCAGAACTGCCTTTCTCAATGGTGATGACATACGGACGGGCAATACCGTCTGGATCTTCGTAGCCTGCAAGATCCCAGTCCAAATGGACCTCAAGGAACTGATAGCGGTCATCATCATTGAGGGTATACCCCTGTTCTTCTGCCTTTTTCTTCTCGACATCGGTGAAGAACTTGACCGGCTCACCAAGCGCTACTTCCTTGTAAAACCCCGCAACCTGCAGTTTTTTGACCTCGTTCTCGGTCTTGCGCATAACGTGCGTTACACGTTCGGCGTTGTAGATATTGCTGGCTCCGTAGGGGATGATCATGTCCTCTGCAGGGATGAACGGGGCAGCAGGACGCTCAAGGTTGGGGTCAGCGTAGATCTTTTTGAACCCTGACCCGGCCAAGCCCAGGTTGAACAGCAGCCGCTCGTGCTCCGGGCGGTACTCCACCATCTCCTCGGTCAGCCAGTTGTTCATGTCCTCACGGACACGCTCTGCGGCTTCCTCTTTGAGGCGATCAATCGCACCGATGATCTTGGTCTTGACCGGCCCCTGCGCAGGAAAGGTCTCGGTGATGAGTTCTGACTGAAAGCGCACGGCTGCTTCGGTCAGCAGGGGGCTGTACACGCCACACGCACCGTTCCACGGCTCGGTACGCTCCTCGTACTTCATGCCAAGGACTTCCAAGCCCTTGACGTAGGCTTCTGCCCAGTCTTTGCGGCTGTTGATGTCCGCGTCCACCAGGGAGATGATCTCTGAGGCCAGCGACTGAAGCTCCCCATCGTCCATGTACTCCGCAAGATTTGCGTCGAATGTGTCCGCCGTTTCTGCTTCGGGTTCCAGGGTGACTTCTACGCCGTCAATGCCGATGCTGACGGCGTCGGGGTTCTCGATTTCGATCTCGATGGCAGGCTCATCGCCCATGAGGGCGGTGTCCAGAGGCATAAGTGTCGGGTCGATATTCGTTGCCATGTGTGCTTTCAGTAGTACGCAGCCCGTCGCAGGCTGCGGAAGTGTCGGGGCTCCTCGGGCTCATCGGACGGCAGGCGTATGAAGCCCCCGTTGCGCATGCGCATGAGCGCCTGGGTCATCGTATCAACATAGTCGTCGTGCTCACCAGCGGGGAAGGCCGCGACCTCCTCCACAAGCTCTCGCGCCCAGCGGGTGTCTGGCACCCACACACGGCCTGAGGTGAACATGTCGGACACCGCGTTCAGGCGCACCACCTTGTCGTTGCTGGTGCCTGTTTTGCCCCGGCTAGGGCTGAACTCGCTGATGGGTATGCCCATCGCCCGAAGCTCCTGAATGAGCGGTGCTCCAGCGGCTTTCTTCTCGATCAGACACGCATCAGGCTCCCACTCGCGGTAGTACTCGCTGGCACGCTTCTTGAGGTCCGGGAATGCCCACCTGCCTTTGATCGCATCTAGAAGAATGATGTGGGCGTTATCGTTATCTTCCTCGTTGAACCACACACCCCATGTGGTGCACGCGCTGTAGTCAGCGCTGGTTTTGGTCTCGTGCGCGGTGTCCCACGACTGGATGATGTACTCGCACTCGGGCGGCTTCTCGGGCTCCCAGATTTTCCACATCTCGCGCTTGATGACCGCTGCCACCTCCGAGGTGGGGTTCTGCATGTACTGCGCCTGCCAGAACCTCGGGTCCATGCCCGCACGCTTGGCCTGAAGCTGCTCCAGGGGCCACTGCTCGGGCCACAGAGACTTCTCCTGCGGCGTGTGCTCGTGCACGATGGCCGGAAGCTCCACGATCTCCCACTTGTCGGCGTCGGGATTCTTGATCTGGTGGCTGATCAGCATGCCCGTGAGGTCCAACTGAGACCACCGGGTCATGATCACGATGATTGCGCCCCCTGGCATCAATCGTTGGAGAGGGCCTGTCTGGAACCAATTCCACGCCGCATCGAACGGCGTGCGTGTGCCCGCCTTGATGTCCTGTTCTGAGTGCGGATCGTCAATGACGAACAGATCCGCGCCTCGTCCCGCGATGCTACCACCGACGCCGACGGCGTAATACTGGCCTCCAGCGCTCGTAGACCACTTACCTGATGCTTTTTGGTCCTCTGAGACCTGCGTATCGGGAAAAATGGTGTTGTATTCGGGCGTTTCGATGAGGTTTCTGATGCGCCGACCGAAGTCTTCTGACAGAGACGACGTGTGCGTCCCCATGATGATCTTTTTGTGCGGGAATTTGCCCAAAAAGTAGGCCGGAAACAGGTAAGAACTGAACTCCGACTTACCCATACGGGGCGCGATGTTGATAATCACCCGGCGTTTAACGCCTGAGATCACTTCTTCGAAAATTTGTGCAAGTTTTCTATGGTGAGCGCCTTCTTTGAAGCCTGGATAGCTGAAATGGGCGAAGCCTAAGAGGCTGTTTTGCGCAGCCGTTAGGCGGTGTCGGCGCTCTTTCTCTTCTAGGAGGTCAAAAAGCTCCATTTTCTCCCGCACACTCATGGTGGGGAGCGCAGCCTGTATGGCCTGCGCCTGCTTGGGCGTCAGGAAATCAGGCAGTTTCATTGCTGAGCAGGGGAGTTACGTCCGTTGGGGTGGCATCGACCACACCCATGAACCGCGCCAGCTTCTCTTTGAGCTTGCTCTCAAGCTCCTGATCCGTGATGTCCGACTTTTTGACCTCGACACGGTCGGTGAAGAGCGCCACCTCAGTGACCCGGCCCAGTAGCTCCAAGGCACGCAGGCGGATGCGGGCATCCGGGTGCTCTACCTCTTCGAGGATCTTCGACACCGCGTACCCGCGAAGCTCCTTGGCCTGATTGACGAACTCCCAGTCATAGGCTGTGAGCATACCAGTGAGGTGCCGCACCGCAGCGGGCGTCTTGAGCGCGAGAAGCGCTGCCTTCTGCTTGGGATCAGTGTCGGGCTTGACGAGCGCCTGGAACGCATTCTGCGCCAGCGAGGAGGCTGCTGCGGCATCTGCCATGTCGGCAGTCGGCGCTCCCATAGACTCGAGCCAGTTTGCCGTCTCGTGCTGCGCGTTGATGAGCGTCTGCGGATCGGTTTTTTCCAGCGGCACCGTGTCTGCAGTGCCGCAGATGGCAGGCTCGAAGTCAAGAAGGTGGTCCAGCATGTTGTCGCAGGGCTTGCGCCCGAGTTGGGCGCAGTGTACAGTCGTGTCTGTCTCCTTGCAAGTTCCCTACTTGCTTTCTCCCTGAGGTAGCCGCAAGGCACCTTTTAATGCCTCGGACACCCGAGGCATTTTTTTGTATGGTAGTGTCAAGAGTTGGACAGAAAAAGCTAGAAATTTTTACATAGTGGTGGGGGTCACGTTTTAGCGAACAATTTTGGAAAAATTATGCAGTACGAGTGCGAATTTGAAAAATTTGCATAGTGTGGTTGTGGATTCGTGTTCATACAACG